AGCCAATGTTGATGAACTTCTCGACGCCCTCTGGACACCTCAGCCAGACGCGGGTATCTTCACCCTCGTTCAGAAAGATCTCAACCGGAGTACCACACTTCTTACAGACCCGTCCACTATTAAGCAGGTAGTTGCCCTTTGTACAACCGTACTGACACTTGGCGACTGTTTCAAAAGAGTTCTCTTCGAACTCCATCCGAGTAATCCGTGCCAACCGTTCACGATCTTCTTCCAAGTTAAAGTCGAAGTCGTTCAGGTACACATGCTTCAACCGACTGGTATCGTGCATATGGTTATAGTCAGGGAAATCCGGGTACAACGGTTTAGAGAACTGCGGATCGTCTTCCAAAGAGGAAGTCAAGTTACTGGCGAACCGCATGAACCATGGCATGGGATCCAGGTTCTCTTCACTGAACCGCGTCAACATTGCAATCGCGAGTTCATTACTGGGAGTTAAGTTGGGTGCAAACATAAAGCTAACTCCTGAAATTCAAAAAAGAAGAATAGAGGTTAGGGGACCGAAGTCCCCTAACCCTACTACTCAATTACCGCGTATTGCTTAGCCCCAGATCCCGCCGTTACCGAAACCACCCAGGATGTTCATGTTGTTGGCGCTGCCGACCGAGGTAACGGTTTGCAGGCCAGCCATTGGCATGAACGCCATGTTGTTCGGACGCATCGAGCTGTAGGTGTTCGCAACGTTCAGGGTACCGATTTCCGACAGAGCGGCGCCGATAACAGCCATCAAATGCGGATCCCAGACGCAGGAGTAACCGAAGTTGTTGACGTGTACGTGGCCGTCGAACAGAGCAGTGCTCATTTCGATACGCAGCTTCTGGCAACGCGAACGAACTTCTTCGTTGTTGGTGCCGTACAGCACGCCCAGGTAGTTCATGGACTGTTGCAGCCCAGCCTTACCTTTGTGGGTACCCAGGTACATTTCGTCGACTTCCAGGGTGTTCAGCTCGCGACCCTGTGGGTTCTTGGCCAGACCGTTCACCGCGATCATTTTGGTACGGTGCAGGGCAACGTCGCCTGGCTTCCAACCTTTCTTGGCCAGGACGTTTTCAGCAACCAGCTGCGAGAAACGGCCTTTGGACATTGCGTCCAGTACCGCGATCATAGCTTGTACCGCCGACTGACGGTTCAGCAGAACCGGATCCGACAGAACTTCCAAGTGCTTGTTCACCGGGGACGACAGGCCGCCCAGGATCACGTTGCTGCGGAACAGAGCGTTCGGCGAGATGTTCTGGTGAATCCACTTGTTGACTGCTTCGGTGTCCAGGATGGTTTTCTCATCCATTTGTGGACGAGCACCGGTGTAGACCTGGGCGATCAGACCTTCGATACGCGGTTCGAACGAGCTCAGGTTGCCCCGGGCACCGACGTTGGCGCGACGCAGTGGTTCAGTGAAGATGTAGTCGGTGTTGGTGCACATCAGCGCGAACAGCGCGTAGTAGTGCGGGAACAGGCCGTTGTTGTAGTTCATCATCTCTTCCGCGTTGGCGTGGTCGAGAGTGATGACCGGGTGCAGCGGACGGTAGCCGTTCATGTACATGCCACCGTTGATACCCAGGAACGCCTGGATAGCATCAGCCTGACCACCGGCCTGCGAGATCGCCGCGATGTTCTGCATGTGCATTTGGTAGCTGATCGCCGACAGCTGAACAGTAGCCAGAGCGCGCACGATCCCTTTCGAGTTCGGGTTGTTCTGGTTGTTGTTGTTGCTGTTCGGGTTGTTGGTGGTCGAGATCACCAGTTCCATGTTGGACGGCATCAGGGTACCAGCTTTCGATACCTTGTTGTCGATGGCGGAAACGCGAGCTTCGGCCCAGCCATCTTTGCCGTACGGCGCATCAGGATCTTTGAACGGCGAAGGCAGTTGTTGCTTGTGTTTCGGGTATTCGGTCGACAGTTTGCAGAAGACCGCGGTTTCCCATTCGCCTTTCAGGTAGTTGGCGATGCGCTGAGGACGCTCTTTCAGTTCGCCGGCCTGAGAGTGGTTCAGCATTTCCAAGTCTTCGGTCATCAGGTTGATGATCTCGACGTCGCCTTTCAGGCCCTCGGATTCCAGCAACTGCTTGAAGTGTTTCTTCAAGTTGTCGACCAGTTCGTGGGTGAAGTAGTTGGTCGGGGTCAGCAGGACCGACGTCTTGTGCGGCATGCCCATAGGCTGAAGCACTTGAACGGTTTCGGTCGCGATGGCGTTGTCCTTGTTGGAGAACAGTGCCAGCATGACCCAGACGCTTTGGCCGACGATGCGGTGCATGACCAGGCCAGGCAGGGTGGAGCTGATGACAGGCGACACTTTGTCGACGGCCGGGATGATTGCGCGTTGGGCTGGCTGGATGGTGGATTCACTCATCGCAGTGTAGCCTTTCTTGAGGATCTCGATGACCTCATCGACTTCCGGCAGTTGGCGGTTGTCGGACGACATGGAAGGGGTATTGAAGAGTCCCGACAGTGCGGAAAACTCTACAGCGCTACCATCTTTGCCATCCCAGCTTCCGCCGGCATTTTTGTTACGGTTTTGTTGAACGGCCATAAAAGTAAAACTCCATCATTCTTAAGAAGGGTGACTGATAGCAGAATCGCTAGGTGTATGCCTACACACATTTCTATCTTCGATTCGTACTAGTAATATAGGCCTCAAATTATTTAGCTACTGCAACTTTCCATCTCAACCGGCTGGAATGCTATAGCAGCTTTAAACCTTTAGCCCAAATTTACTAAACGCACTCTGGACTTTCCGGGATCTCGCCCGGAATATTAGTGTGTGTATAGAATAGAACGACACGTGGAAATAACTAGTTATGAGAACCTTATCGTTTCCTGTACCGTCCAGAACCAAATACCCACTACTCCGATTCCCGGAAGTCGGTAACATGCGTCGTCAAACAGACTTCAACCGAAACGCTTTCCTTGAATGGACTGCGGATCAACCTTTTAACGTTGAAAACGAGCACATTCTGGTTGGGCTTCTTCACCAGCTCAGCATCGACAAAGACTGGGATTTGAAGTACGTTGTTGATTACACTCGTCTACGAGCATATTCATTATGTACTCAGTTCAAGATTACTTCCCCGAACAGAGTGGGCCAAGCAATCAGCGACGGGTTCTATCGCAACAACACCCGTGAACACTGGTGCCTGATCGATAACACCAAGGTTTACGATGAAGCGACCTTGGATCTGGATAAGCTAAGACCCGTGGTGCCGTTGTGTTCCACCATTACCGCTCACAGCTACAAGCACAACATGACCAAACCCGTTAACTACGTTCGATCAGCCATTGGTGACTTGGCTGTCATGGGTGTGGACCTCGTGGAGCTGGCAGTGGGGTGGTGGGCGTATCAGAAACTTAATCGTGAACGTGACGCAGGTCCTGGGGCTTACATCGCTCAGTACCCTTTCGTCTATGCGCAGCTAATGCAAAACCAGCTGAGCATTATCAACGTGTTGTATGAGCACGTTATAAATGGTGTCTCTAGTGAGGAATTAATCACAACCGATCACGTTGTTTTTACCTTAGCTAATGAGCAACGTTTCCATGGCGAGTTGATCCAGCATTTGGTTAGTTACTATAAGAACCGTCGCTTGATGAACTTTAGTCACTTCATGGCGGCTATCGTCAGCATCTACTCGGAACCTTTCTTCAACTACGTCCGAGCAGGTAACAACGCAGTGTTCTCCCAGACCATGTGGATTTGGGAACCGGCTATCCTGAAGCTGCTGGCTATCTACCTATCCTTCTGTAACGAGGGTGGTTATAAGGCTGGTGACGTCAACACCATGATTGACCGTACACACCATTTGCGCATCCAGAATTTGGACCGTGTACCTGAAGCCTATTTCAAGGGTTGGTTCTACGAGATGGCGATGTTGGTGTATAAGCTGAACAACGAAAACTTGGGCAAAAAATAAAGAACGTGACTAAGGGAGAGTGGGCTTACGCCCACTCTCCTATTATTCATTTAAACGTTTCTTTAATCCAGGTCAGGATTTTAGAAGCCTTGTCCAAGGCCTCGCTAGACTCAGCCCGCAGACGAATCCTTTCCTTTATATTGGCATTACAGCGGTCGCCATGGGCTGAAGCTGCGTCTGACAACGAGTGACCCAGCGGGTCTTGCATGAAGAGTTTATGGTTCTCTTCAGAAAACCTGGTGTACTCGTCATGCAGGTCAAACACTTGCTGGTTTAATTCTCTTACCTGCGCTAGGTAAACGGCTGCTTCCGCATAGTGCTCTTTGTAAGTCGCTTCGGCATGTTCCTGACGAAGGAAAACTACTTTAGCCATAACAGAATCTCCAAGGGTAACAAGATGATAAGTCTTAGTACCCAAGTGATATAGGTTTGAGACCAGCTATAACTTAACCAATGCCTCTAGGACGAATTCATTGCTCACCCCAAAGCAAACGTCCTGGACTCGGGTAGAGTCAACAACTTCAAGCAGTCGGGACAAATCTTCTAGTCGTTCGGTCCGATACACGATATCTTCTCCACCGCGCCAGCCTTTAACCCAGATGTGCTTTACCACCGCTAGCGTAGCGTCCTCCGGTTGAACAACCCACTCATCCTTATCAGTAACAAACGGGTTGTTATCACAGGCGATCATTAACCCGGTAGGTTTGTGTAAGAAGATCGCTCGGTAACGACTACCTGATTTAAACAACTCTAAGTCGTTCTTATTAAACTTGTCCATGATGGCTACCCATCATATCTTCCACCGCGTCGGTGGTAACCCCAATGAAAGCTTCCGAAACGACAGCATTAACGATCTTGAGAAGTTTAAGAATGTCCGACGGGTCTTTAACATAATAACGGGTTAACCCGTCAGGTGTAATCCCAACCACGAAAGCGTCTTTAAAGAAAGCTATCTTCGGAATAGCCGGAAAGGGGACCCCTAGTCCACTACTACTAAACTCATTGCTGGTACCTATCACTAACCCTGTTTCTATATCGAGGTGGAATGCATCTATCATGATGCTTTGTTCTGGAGTTAATGTCATCAATTGGTTGAACACCTCAGCGAACTCTTGTCGCTCTTTGTCAGTAAGTTTAAAATGGATAATTGAACTCGCGCTGACGTAGCCCATCACTTCATCCCGTAGGCCGCTTTAAAGAAAGGAAGGGTCACCTGGAGTGTTGGGGTAACCAAGTTAGTAGGCTCGAGCAACTTCAGGATCTTTTCTACATTACTGGGGCAAATAGGGAAAATACTGTACTCAGTGAAATCAAAGGCTGTCTTGACGACCACATCTTCCAACACCATCATGTGATCGTCGTAATACGGCTTAAGGCCGGGAATGAAAGCCTCCAGCCCACGGCCAGTCGCCCCAAAGTAAACCATTGCCGCGCTGTGCCAATAGAGCTTGACACCCGCTTCATCGTTATTACAGATCAGTCGTTTGCGGTTTATCATCATCCCTCCCCCGATAACCATAACCCCACCGTAATGGGGCTAGAGTACCCTCTATCAATGCTCGTCAGAAACCAGTCGAGTCTTCTTGGCGTTGAGGATAAACAACCCCAAGGACTCCAAGATCGCGTATACCGACTTAAGGTTTTGTTGGATAACCTGCCGAATGTCTACAAACGGCAAGAACTCTTTAGGAATACCACCCATTGCTTCAATCATGTCCGTCGGAACGTACAATGAACTCAGTCCATCACGATCTTTAAAGAAACTCTCAGCCATGGCTTTGAAGTTGGCATCTTCAATACTCTCGAGGAATACTGCCATCTTCTTCTTACCGTCCAGATCCAAGTTAACCTTATAGGCTTTGTACGGTAATTGAGGAGCCTCGCCGTACTTAGGACCCAGCACGTTCGTCCACATTTTGTGGTAGTAGTAGATGCTCGAGTCTGGAGCGGAATACACCGATTCGTGCTTGATGTTATCCTTCCGCAACCACAACCATCCGCCGTTCTTGATATTGTCGATCAACGCTCGTTCAATGTCGGCCACTTCTTTAAGCAACGTCGCTGCACACAACTTCTCTTTGTTGTACAGTGTATCGAGTGCTTGTCTCATCACTTTAGACGTAAAGTTACGGACCAGTTCCGCGATCTTCACACCCTTCAAGTGAACCCCTTTCTTCTCCAGCTTAGCCGCTTCATGCATCACCCCTTCACACATCAACTCCAGCATGAAGTAATGCTTCGACATGTTGGTCGTGAAGTACGAGGTATACAGGAACTCGTTCTTCATGTGCAGCCGGTGCTGGAACTTCTTCGCCACGTTCATGTTGACGCTGAGCTTGGCGTGCTGGTCTACAGCAATACAACGAATGAAGTACGTCAATACACCATTGAACCGGATCTCGGTTTCTTCGTCTTTTGCGAAGTTATCAATTACCATGTCAACACTGTAGATCACGGAGTCAGTGTCGGAGGTCATTACGCTTTCACGAACAATCTCTTTTACATCGTAAATCCCAGTCGGCGGGATACGAGACCGGAAGAATGCCATGATGAACCTGGACCACTTGGCTTCCAGACTGACGTGGTACTGGTTCAGGTGGTTCATTGCCAACTTGCTAGGGTCACGACCCAGCTTAGTCAAACAGAGGATCTTGTAGTCCCCGTTGGTTGGCTTAAGGAAGTCATCCTCATTAGCCCCTTCTGGAATCTCAGGGACTGCGCACCACTCAGCAAAGAACTGAGTCATCACTTTCGGGTTGGTCGTGTACAGACCACGAATGTCCATCACGCACAACAGGATGGTACGTTCCAGGCCCGTCAGTACTTCAACAAACCGTTGGATCTTCGCCAGCTTGGACTTACTGCTGAAATAGTAGTTAGCGCAACGACGAACCATGTCCATGACTTGATCAACAGTCGCGTGCTTCATACCGTGTTCTTTAATCACTTCCTCGATGAGGTGATGATCAGAGAACTGCAACTGAGCCAAGAAACCTTCAATGGTCTTGTTGTACGACAACAGTAACCGGTTACCGGTAATCAGTCGTTCGTTAATCAGGTTCGCGGTAGAAGTCAAAGAACGGCAGATACTGGTCAGAGTGGTGTGACCAGAGTGGTTGAACAGTGGAGTACCCGAAGACGACATTGCACCAGACTGGGCGTTGTTGAAGATCTTCAGGGCGTTCTGGATCTCGTGGAACGCTTTAGCCGCTTCTGAGTCACCTACTTCTTTAGCTTCGTGTAACTTACCTTTGTAGAAACGACGGAAGTCAATGAAGGTTTCGGTGGCGATCGAGTTAACGGACTGCTCTTCATCGGTATGGGTATAGGCTACCAACGACG